TCCAGCCAAGCCCTTATCGAATGAGCGCACAGCTTCTCGCTAAGGTGCGAGGATTGATCGCACACGCGCTAAGCCCTAACTCGATGGTTGGATAATGCCACCAGTTGCCATCACCACACTTCGAACCACTTTAGCGACTGCCCTAGTCAATAACGCTAAGTGGCAGACTTTTGCATTTCCGCCTTCAACAGTCCTTGCTAACTCTGTGATCGTCTCTCCAGATGATCCTTATTTAACACCTAACAACAATGGACAGATCACAGTCAGCCCAATGGCTAATTTCCGCATTGTGATGACAGTTCCGCTCTTTGACAATGAGGGAAATCTTAACGGCATCGAGGACACAGTAGTTAGCGTGTTCGCACTACTTGCAGCATCTTCTTTAGTTTATAATGTAAGCGCAGTCAGCGCACCTAGCGTTCTCAACGCGGCAAGCGGAGACTTGCTCAGCTGTGAGATGTCCGTATCAATCCTAACGAGTTGGAGTTAATTATGTCCGATTGGGAAAAAGAAAACGCAGCCTTTCTCGAAAAGATCGGGCAAGTTGCGCCAGCACCAGCACCAAAGCCAGTAACTAAAAAGGAAGAGGAATAACCGATGTCAGTTTATCTAGCCAATACCGGAGTTCTAACTGTTAATGCGGTTGATCTCTCAACACTAGTAACTTCAGTAACAATTAACCGCGCTTTTGATGAGCTAGAAGTCACCGCACTTGGAGATTCTGGTCATCGTTTCGTTAAGGGATTGGAAGCTTCAAGCATTTCAATCGACTTCCTGAATGACGAGGCAACAGCTAAGACACTTCAGACACTCCAAGCAACTTGGGGAACAAACACCACTGTTACATTCAAGCAGACATCTGCTGCTGTATCAGCTACAAATCCACTTTACACAATGACATGCTTGGTCAATAACATCACACCTGTAAATGGTGCTGTTGCAGACCTTTCAACTCAGTCTGTAACTTGGAATGTATCAGGTACAATCGCAGTAACAACAGCGTAAGAAACTAAACAAAGGGGCTAAACATGGCAAAGCTAAAGATCGTTCGTAATGATGGAAGTGTGCTAGAAGGCGAGATTACTCCAGCAGTGGAGTATGCGTTCGAGCAGTACGCTAAAAAGGGTTTCCATAAAGCCTTCAGAGATGAAGAGAAGCAATCGGATGTTTATTGGCTTGCATGGGAAGTCACACGCAGATCAGGTGAAACTGTTAAGCCTTACGGGATGGAGTTCATTGAAACGCTGAAAAGCGTGGAAGTGTTGGACTCTGACCCTTTAGCTTAAAGCGCGATCTTCCATTCACCTACCTAATTGCTAGGCTAAGCATCAGGTTGGGAATCGCGCCACAGCAATTGTTAGATCTTGATAAGACCATGCTCGATGCATTAGTGCAAGGGCTAAAGGATGAAGCGAAAGAGGTGAGCGATGCCAACACAGGTAACAGGCGCGGTAGAGCTTAGAAAAGCCCTCAAAAAGTTCACTCCAGATCTTGCTAAGGAAACACAAAAAGAACTAGGCACAATCTTAAAGCCGATCACAAACAAGGCTAGAGGATTTATACCTTCGACCTCACCTCTTAGCGGATGGGCTAATCAAGGCACAGGTGCGTGGGAACGCATCGAGTGGTCATCGGGAGAAGCAAAGCGCGGCATTGGATACAAAGCAACACCATCCAAGCCTAATCGCTCAGGCTTTCGTTCCCTTGCTCGCATTGTTAATGCATCGCCTTCAGGCTCTATCTATGAGACTGCTGGTCGATTAAATCCACAAGGCAGACCACAAGCTCCATTGTCTAAGGTCGTAGCCCCCGGACATGTTAATTTCGGCAAGACAATTAGATCAGGTTCTAAGGGTCAATCTCTTAGCAACAATCCTCATGCTGGTCAGCAGTTCATTGAAGCCTTAGATCGAACAGGCACAATCGTTAATGCTTTCAAGCGAGCAGAAGGCGCATCAGGTCGCGCCACTCGTAAGATGAAGGGTCGCGCAATCTTTCGTGCATGGGCAGAAGATGGCGGAAAGACTAACGCAGCTGTTATCAAGGCAATTGAAGATTCAAAAGTTAAGTTCGAGAACTACACACTGAAGGCGGCTAAGTAATGGCAGCAGATGTAAGAATTGACATAGCCGCCCAGTTCGTAGGCAAGAAGGCATTTAAGGAAGCTGAGACTTCCACAGACAGATTGACCAAGAATGTCAAGGGTCTTGCTAAAGGCTTGCTTGCTGTTTATAGCGCACAGAAGGTTCTCTCTTATGCAAAGGCTTCTGTTAAGGCTTTCGCAGAAGATGACAAAGCAGCTAAGGCATTAGGTACTACCCTAAAGAATCTGGGTCTTGCTTACGGATCTAACATTGGCACAGTCAATGGCTTTATCTCTCGCCTTGAAATGCAGACAGGTGTGCTTGATGATGAGTTACGCCCTGCAATGGATCGCTTGCTTCGCGCCACAGGCGATGTTACTAAGTCTCAGGAATTGCTTGGGCTTGCACTTGACATCGCGGCAGGAACTGGCAAGTCAGTCACCCAAGTTTCACAAAGCTTACAAAAGGCATACTTAGGACAGACTCAGGCACTAGGTCGCTTGGGTGTAGGACTTACAAAAGCAGAACTTTCGACATCAACCTTTGAGCAGATCCAAGAACGCCTATCGGTTCTATTCGCAGGTCAGGCAAGCGCAGCAGCCGATACCTATGCAGGTTCACTTGCTAAATTAACTGTTGCAAGTAACAACGCTAAAGAGACTATTGGACAAGGGCTTGTCGATGCCTTAATGACAATCACTAACTCTAATACGACAGATGAGTTTATTGGCAAGATTGACAAGGCAGCCCAGTCAATTGCTAACTTTGCTCGCGAAACAGGCGAGTTCATCAAGATCACCAAGTCAATCTTTGACTTTAAGAATCTTTCATTCTTTGCACCTTCTGGCGGATTGTTCGGTGATGGCAAGGGATTCGGTAACATCTCAATGACTGTATCCTCACAGGATACTCAGAGAGCAGATGCCATCGCTCGAAAGAACGCTACAGCGATCACAAAGCTTACAAAGGAACAAGCAGCAGCACAGGCTAAGATTCTTAAAGATAAGAAACTTGGCGCGGCTATCGACAAGGCTAACCTTGCTCTCAACAAGGGCAACGAACTCTTTGACATGGACAAGATCCAGATTGCAGCAGCTCTTACATCTCAGGCTCAACAATTAGGCAACGCAACAAGCGCAGCGCAGGTCTTACAGATTGCTAACGATACTGCTCGCCTCAATGTCAAGAAGTCAATCCTTGCCCTAGAAGATGCTATTGCTGCTAAGGATGAAGCAGCCATCATTGCTGCAACTGCTAAACTCAATGCAGATCTCAAAGTGCTTGGCACACTAGGTATGCAGAATGTAAAGCTTCAGGACATTAAATCAATCCTTGAAAGCCTAAAGCCTAAAGACCTTATCAACATCACTAATCTTGAAAACGCCCTTCGCCTTCTTCGTGAGATCAATCTTGCTTCGACTGGATCAACTAAGATTCCAACAAGCGCATCTTTAGGCTCTGGAATCCCAGCAGGTGATTACATTGCGCCTATCTCAACAGTCGGTGGCTCAATCGAAGCGATCCTAGAATACGCAGATGCGGCAGCAGCTCGCGCTAATGCCTTTGCAGACTTGCTAGACATGGAGAACGCATCGGCTGCAAGCCAGATGGCTTCTACTCTAGATCTAGAGAGCATTGCTCGCTCATCCCTATTGCAGGGTCTAGCAGGTGGAGCAGGTGTGTCAGGTGCGGTAAGCGGATCACGCTATGCAGCACAAGCTGCTAATGCGTATAACATTACAATCCAGACAGGCATTCGAGATCCTAACGCTATTGCTGAGGCAATTGAAAATGTGCTTCGTGAGGCGCGAGACAGAGGAACGCTAACAGCAGTATGACATGGCTTCCAGAGTGGCGAGTTACAGTAGGTGATGATGTCTATACGACTGTCACCTCTGTTTCCTATGCCTCTGGTCGCTTAGACATCGACAGACAACCCACAGCAGGTTACTGCCGAGTAGAGATCATCAACACAGACAATTCACCTTTTACCATCAATGTCACAGAGCCAATCACTTTAGAGCTAAAGAACTCATCTGGCACTTATGTCACAGTCTTTGGCGGAGAAGTATCGGACTTCAACATTGGTGTCAGAAGCCCAGAAGAATCAGGCTATGTGACCACAGGCACGATCTTGGGCATTGGCTCACTTGCCAGATTGACTAAGGCTATTTATAACACAGCACTTGCAGAAGGTTTAGATGGCGCACAGATTGCAGCCATTCTAGGCGCAGCTCTTAACTTATCTTGGGCAGAAGTGACCCCAACTGTGACATGGGATACATACCCAGCAACTACGACATGGAACGATGCAGAGTCTTATGTCGGTGAAGTCGATTCTGGCTTCTATACGATGATCGCTGTTGCAGCTAGTGCTTCTGTTAAATCTCAAACCCTTGCAGATCAGATTGCCAATAGCGCGCTCGGAGCAGTTTTTGAGGAAAAAAATGGAGA